TCAAAAATAGAAAATACGGAAAAATCTACTCCACCAATAGAATAAACTTGTGTATCTCGTAGGTATGTAAAGTTTGGTAAGTTTAATGCTTCCACAATTGGAGTAAGAACATCCAATCTATCGGAGTTATTCATATTACAATCATGATTACCTGTAATAAGAATAGTTTCACACAATTTAGAACACTCCGTAAATAACCAACTAATCTCTCTCACTAATTCAGGAGATAATTCTAATTTAGCATGAGCAATATCGCCTGCTAAATAAATAATTGAATTCTCTGTTCCTTTTTTACGAATCTCATCAAACATTTTATTAAATACTTGACGATACTCATTGTGTCTTTTCACATTACGGATATGAACATCGGCAATGTGATAGATTTTCTTTAAACTCATAAACTATTAATTTTTGTTAATAACAACTCCTCTATTCCAAACTCTTTTGTATTATTTAATTCTTCGTAAAACTTATTATACCCCATATCGGCAGCATCTTTATCTTTTAAATTCATAAACTTAACATTTATTCCTTGCTTCCTAAAATATTCAGATGCTTTCAATGCTTCTGTTTTAGCATCATTATCTAATGAAATAACAATATTACTAACTCCATTCATAAAGATTTTCTCAACTAATGTTTTAGATGGAAACTTACCTAAAAGGGGAATTGCATTTCTTCTAATTGTAATTGCATCAAATACTCCCTCACATAAGATAATAGGTTCATTCCAATTAATTTGAGAATCAAAACAAATTACATTCTTACTGATTGGTGGGTTTTTATATTTCATTTTCTCATCTACATAATAAGAACGAGAAACAAAGTAGTTTAACGAACCATCACAATTGTAAGATGGAATAATTACTCTTCTACTATATAAACCTTCTTTACAATACCCAATACCATACTTTACAATTTGTTTTTCTGTTATACCTCTTTGAATAAGGTAGTTCATTGCTTGTTTATATTCCGGATTGAATCCCTTTGGTTGTTCTGCTAATGAAATAAACTCCTTTGGTAATGATATAAATATTTTAGCATCACCATCTTCGTTTTGTGGATTATAGTGTGAATCACCATATATCTCCCTAATAACTGCAATAGTTTTTCTATCAACATCTAACTTCTTTAATAATGATGTTAGTTTCTTACCACCACTATTACACGTCCAACAATGCCAATGTTGTGTTTCGGTATTTACTTGTAATTTTTGTTTGTGATGATGGCAAAATGGACAGTAGAATGCCAATTCGTTTCCCCTTAAAACGGAAAAACTTCCTAACGTATTAGATAGTGTTGTAGTAATCTTTGTCTTATCTGTATTATTCAGCATGATACAAATATACGACATTTATTTCAAATTTCCAAATTATTTAAACCATTCTTCTGGAATAAATTTATCTGCATATAAAAACCCATTCTTATCACACCAATCGGCATAAGATGTTTTTGAATTTTTTGAAATTTTGTTTTTGGATGATGTGAATACAAACCTAATATCAAATTCAGGATGTTGTTCTTTTATAAATAGATGTTTTTTTCTATCAGCAGGAACAAACCTACCTTTAGTTTCTATAAAGATACCATTTGGTAATTTAAAATCTGGATTGTATGTATGTTTTGAAGCAGGTACAATGTACGGAATCTTTTCTGATTCGTATTGTACAGGAATACCTTTACTATCTATTTGAATTGATATTGATTCTTCCAAGCCCGATTTAAAACCATGCTTCCTTGCCACCCAACCTTTTTTGGTTGGTTTTTTTGATGTAACCCTTTTAGCCATTATTATTTTGTAAAAGTATCAGAATACTTTTTTTCGTTTATTGCACCACCTCTACCTGTTTTGAATTTTTCAGCAGTTAGAATTTGCTCATCTGCTTTTTTCAAATCATTTGTAGTGTATGGTGTTTTTGCATTAACACCTGCTTCAAACCCAATTTTATCAACACCTAATGATGATTGTTGTGCTTTGTATAATTCTTCTATTGTTGGCATAGTTTGTATTGTTTATATATAAATATAGATTATGTATCAAAACGGACAATAAAGTTTACTGGAATTTCTGGGTCTGATTTAATTGGTTTTGGTAATTTTGCTACTGCAACCAAATCACAATCATCATCGTATAAACCAATTGTTGTTATAAATGGTGCTAAGAACGAACCAGTTGAATCCACAGAACCACTTAAATCATAATGTTCAAATCCTGCTAATTTATTTCCAACTGAACCCGAAAATCTATGGTCTAAAATATTTCCGTTTTCTAATGTAGTTAATTTTTTAATATATTTTACAGGTTGCTCCGTATATACTCGCTTAGCTTTACCATAATCATCAATAAATGTTTCATATGAACCACCTACCGATTTTACTGCTGATGGGTTTGTAGATACATTATAATCGGATTCATTTACAATTAAAAGATACTCGTGTTCGTAAATAGTTTCAGTTGATTTAAATGTTAAATCCCATTGTGTTTGTAATAGTGTTTCTGGACTTCTTGTTAAAACAAGTAAACCTTGTGAATAAAATATATTACCAATTTTACTTGTAGCACCTGCTCCTGTTAAAAATGGTATATTATCCACTATCATTATTCCGTTTTCTATATCAAATTTTTGAATTACCATTGTGTATGATACACTATTATATGATACTATTAATTCACCAGAATTTATATTAGCACTAATAAGTGAAGCACTATATTCAGTTAATGCAATATCTTTAAAATTAAAAACAGAATTTTGTGCATTTAATGTAGAAACTGTTATTGAGTCACCACTTAAATCTATTAAATTACCATATGAATCATCAGAATATGCAAAAGCACCATCTGTTAATGTTGCAGAACCTTTTTTAATTCCTTCACCAACATATATTTGTGGAATAGAAATTACTTTGGCAGAATTATTTAAAAATCTTTCTCTAGTTCCTTCAACAATATCATATGTAAGTGTTTTATCACCAAATCTTAAAAATGGATTATCTTCATATCCATTATAAAATTGTGCTTTTAATTGTCCATAAACAGAATGTTTATTATAAGATGAACCACTTAAACTACCAGATATTAATATATTTGAACCAGTTGATGAATAATTACCACTAACTGCCTCTAATACAGTAATTTCTGTAGAGTCATTATCAAAATTCCATTCTTTATAAGCTTTGAATGGTCTTACACTAATATCTGATTTTGGTATTCGTTTTAACATATCAGTAATAAATATCTCATAAACTAAAAACCCACCAAAAGGTGGGTCAGTAGTTTATAAATTACTTTAAATTAAAAATCTAATTTAACTTTGATTGCCACTTCTTTATCAAATGATTTCTCAACAGGTTTGGAAGTTTTTGCTACTGCTAATAATTCGTTAGCATCATCGTATAAACCTACAGTTGTTATATAAACTTTAGGGTCTCTTTCAAATGTTGATTGAACAAATTCACCAACTGAACCAGTTACGAATGTTGGGTTATTTGAGAAGTTAAACTCTCTGTTGTTTGCTCTTACAAAATAATGAGATGTTGATACGTTTTCTGTTCTACGAACTTGGAAGTCTGAACCGCTTGCTAATGCTCTTAATACTGCAATTGAACCAGATGAACCAACTGTTACTGATGCTGATGTTGAATTATTATGATATACACCTGCAATTGAACCAGTTGCTGCTGATAAGTTTGCATTAACTTTAGCTGCTAATGCTGCAGGATTTAACAATATAATACCCATATCTGGATAAAATAATCCCCACCCTTGTCCATTTGAAGATGTGTATGATTGAATAGATGCCGATAATGCAGAACCAATATTTAATGAACCACTAACTAAGTTATAAACTCTACCTGATGTAGTTACGTTTTCATCTGTTCCACCACTATCATCAATTAAAGTAACAGTTCCTAACGAACCTACTAACTTAATTGAAATATTACCTGGATCTAATCTTTCTTTATATCTTGCTCTATTAATGTTAATTGCATAAAAGTTTTCTAAATCATGAGCTCCCGCAGTTGAACCACTATATACACTAAAGTAAGGGTCAGCAGAATCTAATAAAATATTACGATATTGGTTATAAGTTGCTTTAGTTGGTAAAGTAGATGAATCATCTTGTGTTAATGTAGGTGCTCCACTTCCACTCTTATCGCCATATGCAATAGAGAATTGAACCTCTGATGCAGTTGATGATGTTAATCCATTGTAAACATCTATATA